ATTTTACCTTATAATAATAATAATTATAATAATTATAATAAAAACAATAGTAATAATAATAATGCCAACAAACAGTCTGACAAAAACTTCAAACTAAATGCTGACAAAACAAAAATAATAGATCCACATGCAATAACAAAACGTATGGTGGCATTCACAACAGGATACAACAATTACAAACCACGGCTTGTACGAACAAAAGCACAGCGCGAAGAATTAACCCAAGCTTTTAATAATAGAATAGTATTCAAATCAATAGATGAAATAAAACAAAGTATAAAAGACTCAGGCAGCGGGCTACTAGTGGACGAAGATGATAAGAATTTGTATAAAGCCTATCTAAACAATGAAATACCATATAGTGTGACTAGTGCCCTATCAATATTTAATGATCATCCAATAACAGCAACCATAAGAGATACCTGTGAGGATTTAAACATAATAGAAGCAATACGACTTACTAAGGTCCCTGATAATGAAGGATATGGAAGATATGCCACCTTATATCCCAACAGACCAATTATAGATATCAACAGTGGGAAACTAGCAACCAATGGACTTGTACGTTGTATCTTACAACCACAAATGGACGGAGAAGATGCAAATCGAATAAGAAAAACTGACGCAGCCGTGGAGGCCTATCACGCCGATTTACGCAATTGCACAATGAAAATGCAACCCTATTATACAGAGGAGGAACAGCGTGATATAAAATTACATGAGGAAGTAATGAAAGTCAATCAACCCCAAGATGAAGAGGGTAATCCCAATGAAGAGTATGATGCCGCTGCCGCCGCAAAACTAGCCATTGAACACAGAGCATTAGAGCGTTTGGAAAGAGACCGAGAAACTGTGTACAATAAGTTGTGCGTAGAACGAAGTGACGATGACCTAGTACAGTATTTCACCAACTTGGCCAATTATCAAGAACAACTTGAAGCCCATGCTGAAGATGAGGAACAGCCAGAACCAGCATATGACGCACAATACGATATTGACAACTGGCATGATATACTAGTCAATCTAACTGATGTTATTTATTACCTCACAGATGATGATTTGTATACTGTTAATGATTATCTAAATGACGGAACAACCATGGTGGGCACCTTGCACGTACCAAAATCGATAACAACTGAACCTCAATACATCAGATACGGTGAACACATAGAGGGCACAGTCAATATTTATGAAGATACACCAAAAGATGAAATAGTCGGGGAGCAAGCAATGATGCCACTTACTCACACTGTTATGGCTATGAAGATGAATGGTAATAAAAACGCATACTATCACCGAATACGTTTTCCAGAATTGGCCAATGTTGACAATTACCTCATACCAGCCACACAAAATCGCGATTATATTCTAAAAATACATGTATTACAACGTATAGATGCTGGAGCTACATACTACATACGTTTCGCAATTGATAAACACACCATAGGACAACAACCTGAAAATCGCATGCACCTCTTCATACCAGATGGATTAATACACACCACTCAGCATGGGCAACACAGAAAGTATAAAGCCGATGTAATTAGGCAGTACAATGATCGTAGAAGAGGTAATGTAGCAGAAGTGGCTGAAGCTTACAACTACGAATACAATGTACCACCACAATATAATTTAACAGTAGACAAAATAAAAACACAGTGTGACATAATATCAAAACCTGAAAAAAGAACAGTCATAGATAGGCACAACAAGGATTATTATGCATACTACCGAAAAGACGGGAGATTCTTCAATTTCAGCGTTAATTTCAAAATGGACGTTAACTTCACACGTGACTTTACAATTAAGAAGATTGATCCAAAATTGATATCAAGAGCAACAGTGAAACTCATTAATATGCCCAAAATTGATAAAGCTAACTTAGTCACTGTGATTAATTTTATTAATAAAGACGCACCAGAACTACAAATAAATGAGGCTGTAATACCACTAGTAGCAAAATTACTTGAAGATTTGTTAAGCGCAGAAAAGAAGTTATACATACTGGACAAATGGAAAACTACAGAACTAATCAATAAATTCAAGAGTAATGACATAAAGATGAAACCAGATTCACTATGGCAGGCAATCAAGAACAAATGTGCATGTGAGTACATAGAAATGAAAATAAAAGACATACTAAAGATAAATGAGGATTATGAAGATATGAACCCCTTACAGGATTTTTAAAGAGGGCCCACCTCAAAAATATTGCGTTCGAAGAAAAATACCGACGCAAATTGTATGAAGGCTTAACACTCACCAATAATCTCATTAAACATGCATCTGCACCACTAATAGAAAATGGACGTCATCCACACACTGACTACAATGGATTACAAAGAATAAAAATAAAAATAATAGACCCTAAACTCAGACAGGATATAGGTACAACCTATGATGATTTCAATAAATTGGACTTACATAACATACGATGTCAATGCCCTCATAAGGATAAATTTATGAAGTTATTTGAGACAGAGCTTGAGGATAATGATGAAGCTATGTGCTGGACCGCATGTAGACATACTACACTCGCAGCAGCTAAAAGACAGATGAAAGGAGCACCTACACCAGATGAAAATGTTGCATATGATTTCATCAATCACTCACTAAATATAATAGACAAAGAAATTGGGCAAGAGCTATCACAGTTTAAGTACTCAGTCAAGGATTGGTATCATCACCTATCCAGTAAAAAACAAAAACAATTACGACCAGCACTAAAATTTTATAAAGGAGATACACATGAGTTAAGTAAATATGAACTAAAACAGTTGTCGAACTTTAAGTACACTGGTATCTTAAAAGAAGAATTACAGAAAATGGATGGTAAACCTAGGAATGTATGTGCAATACCTCAACGGACAAAATATATAATGGGACCTGCTACATGGGCATTGGAAGATATATGTGCACATAAACTCAACGCATACTGCGGAAATAAGAATCTAACCCAGATGGAAAAAATGATTAACAACTACCTAAGCTTAGGATTTACAAAAGTAGTTGAAGGAGATGGCTCTGCATTTGATAACACACAAGATGTATCACTGAAAGAGCTAGATAGGCAAATATACAAGAGGATAGCAGATAAGATATATCACGTACCTAAACAAGATTTCCTCAATGTCGCAACTGCCCTTACAAAAACTATGCAAATAGAAGAAATCAAGAACGGTCGTCGTAATGTGCTCCTTGAATACACTGTACTCGGAACTGTATTTTCAGGCGATTGTGATACAACACTCATGAATACAATTAGAATGGCTATGTATAATCGATATGTAAATGATAAAGCAGGCTTAGAGTATGGTAAAGACTACGTGTGCTTTTCAAAAGGTGATGATTTTACAGTTATGTACAAACCATACGTGGATGATGATTATATACATAAGCTATACTATGCATACTTCTTGCCAGCAAATCCAAACCCCGACCAGCCAGACACACGTATATATGGTCTAGGACAGGTATTGAAATTTTTAACCATAGGTGCAGCTGACACATTAACATTCTGTAGCTTAAGGGCATGGTGGCGAAATGCAAATGAGGATAGTATCTATCTAACACGAAACCCAGAAAAATATTTTAACCTAGCTAAATATTCACGTAAAGCAAAGAACTACAATTACCGACAGTTAGCACAGTATGCACTAGATCAAGAAATTGCATTACGTAAGACTTATGCAAATATCTCTATCTTCTCCTACATGGCAGACCAGTATCACTTATTCGCAGAAAAAATTATGCATAAAATTAACATTACATACCAGCAGTTGCGACAATATAACTCACGCCGACTCAACCAGATCATAAAAGATAAGATAATTGTGGATAATGAGATGGAACAATATATGGATGAGCTAGAGAATCAATACCCTGAAAATGTACGCCACGATATAATAATGGAGCAAATTAATGGTGATTATTGGGAATATATGAAACAGAAAATGGAACAACATGATGAACAGTTAACAGAACAGGAGGCACAATATATAAGTCAGCAAATAGATTTGGAGTTTATGCCAGAGTACTTAAAAAGCATGATCGATGAGAGGTGGGCCCGGTAAAATGAACACTAACTCTAATAATAAGAATAATAACAATAATAATAATAATACAACAACACGACGCAATAAGAATAGACGCAATCGAAGACGCAACCAAAATATAAGACGGGCTCGAATATCAGCCATTAGAAATAATAATCGACGTAGGAACCGCAATAGGATGGCAGCAGCCTATACCAAAAATGTACCTAAAACGTTTAACACAATGCAATTAAGCGGCACTTCAGCCATTGTATCAGGCACTGACCTTATATATAAAATACCAACTCAATTAAACGGTGATGCAACAACTTCAGTGATCACTATGATACCTGCAAACCCGGCTTACTGGACAGGGACTAGAATATCAGCAATAGCACAGGGTTATCAAAATTACAGACCACTTAATTTTAAGGTTCACTACATACCACAATGCGCAGTAACACAGCAAGGTAATGTATTAGCCGGGACTCTCTGGAATGAGGTACCAACTGATGATAACTTACAGCAAACATTGAAGACATCCAATGGGGGTACCTTAACACAGTGCTACAAACCAGCCACATCAACTGTCAGGATGAAGTCTAACTTACAATACAATCTATATCGTATGGGTGGTGCAATTGATCAAGAATCTAATCCATTCATATTTATAGCACTTCAAATAGGCTGCACAGATGCAAACTCACAACCCATAATACCAGGGTATTTCTATATAACTTATAAATATATATTAAAGAATCCCATTGGAACTGGTATCATGTACCAGAACAAAGGTAGAACAACATTAGACAGTAATTTTCAAGTACTTAATAACAGCAGTGCATACACATTAACACAGCAAACACTAAATGGAATAATTATACCAACTGGCACTAGGTTGGACATTGAGAAACAACAAAATGGAGCAGTAGAGGTGTATTACAATGGAACATTTTTAGTAACAATATCAGAGCAACAAACGCTCACACCTGTATGGATTCTACAAAACCAACCCAATATAACCGCAATACAATTACGTCAAGCACCATCCTCCAAGATACCCATATATTATGATAATTCAGTTGTAGCAGTACTAGGCAGTATAACATTAGAAACCAGAGTACCGATGTCATATGAGACCAATAATTACATAGTAACTTTTATAAACATCGGTGAAACAGCAACAGTAACCGTTGAACCCAACACAAAATTCTACTACACTAGTCAATTTAATACCTTCGGACAATTAACCTTCTCAGAGAATAACACGCTGATATTTGAGGCTGACAAGCAATACTATGAACTTATATTCGGCGACTACCCAAATAAATTTACACCCAATACCATCGCACGGAAAATAGAGCAAGAAAATATACGTAAAGCACTAGATACAATAACTGACATAGATCAATCAATAATTAGCAGTAATGATCAAGAAGATGTGAAAATTACTAATGAATAAGACCCAAAAATATAATGTACTGTGGTCCTAAAGGAAGCAGCAGTCTGCAGTAGTGACTGTTCTCCCCTCGGTTGGCACATTAAATGGGGCTTCAAAACCCCGCAGCCTCGGGAGCCTACT